TTACTTCACCAATGTTATGACGAATTAAATCACCGTTAACGCAATAGTCAGCGGCGATGTTATAAATTTGTGGTTCACGGTCATCTCTACGTGTAAAGTGATCATATACACAGTGTAGGATTTCGTGACCAAATAAAAATTCAGTTTGTTTTTGTGATAGTGAGTTTACAAAATTTTCATTGTAATAGAAGTTACGTCCGTCTGTTGCGGCAGTTGCACACCAGTCAGTAGCATCAATAATTTTAAGACGTGTAGCCAAGTTACCAAAGAATGGCTGACGAATAAGCAGAGCAATACGTGCCGTTGTTAAACGTTCAAGTACTTTTTTACCATCGACAGAAGGATCTTTTTCATAGATCTTACCATCCATCATTGTTTGTTCTACTGCTGTTGTTTCTTGTGACATCTGTTAACTCCTATCTAACTATACTTATAGTATAGCATCATTACGGGTTTTGTCAACTAAAATTGTGCTAAAAATGCCTGTTGCATCTTCATTTTGGCATCTTTATATGAAACTGACTCTACTAGATCTAGTGGTTTATATTCGCCCGGTTGAAATACATATTGTATTGCAGAACTAGGTAATTTACTAGTTTTTAATCCGTCGCCGGCATCTGTTACATAAGGAATTAAGTCTTCTTTGGAAATAACTGCTACTGCATCTTTGTCACAGATCAATAAAAATTGTGCATAGTTTTCTGGAAGTATTCTTCCAGCACTAGATCCGCGACTGTTCATTAGTTGAAGATCAGCAATATGTTTTCGTGGAAGTTTCTTTTTCTCGGTAAAAAGACACCCTTCTGTGTATTTCATTTCGATAGTAACTCCGAAAGGACCAATATGATCTACACCTTCTTGATTTACGTATTGTAAATCTTGATTGCTAAAAAGTTCTAGTGAACGTTCTAGTAAATCGCTTTTATCAAAACGCAATTTACGTTCATTTAATTCATCACCAATTGCGTCTACAAGTGTAACGTACTTGTTCCAATCTACATTATTGGATAACCAATTTGCTAGTTCTACAGTTTGCATCTTTTTCTCCTAATACAACTGTATATATTATAGCAAACTTTTTATTGAAGGTCAAGTGATTTATATAAGAAGTGAGGGGATCCGAAGACCCCCTCTATAGTTAGTTAGGACGCCATTGCGGCCTGAACATACTTTCCATACTTGTCATGGAAACGATCAAAGTTCTTCAAGTCTTGTGGACTGAACGGAAGTTTGTAAGTGGAAATTGCAACCCTTACACCCATCACTACAAGTTCAGTTTCAAAATTATCCATCATAAATCCAAAGAAGTTGTCTGCCATAGCATTCCAACCTTTTTCTTTACGTTTGAACGCTTCCTGAAGTTCGTAGCACATAGACACAGTCAATGAGTACATAGCACTAATGTCTGTTGCCTCCATGCTCTTTACTTTGCCAGAAAGTATGTCTGTAGGATTTGGCAATTTACTAGCAACCTTACGGTGTGCCGCAAATTTTACTGCCAAGCCTTCTCCGACTGCACCTGCCACGAGGTCTGTCAACGTGTTTTCAGGCAGATCGTCATCGAGAAGTTCGCTCACAAAACTCCAACTACGTGGAGTAGCAAATGCACGTGAACTGCTCTTAGGATCAAAATCATAAAGATCTTGTTTTGCGAAAGAACAGTAACCCACTACATCTGAGTGAATCTTGTTTTCAGTTGCCCACTGCAACCAATCTTCAAAGTCAACACGCATTTCCAAATGTAGGAAACGGTTGGACAATGGAGCAGGCATTCTGTATGTAACGCCTTTATCTGTTTCACGGTTACCAGCGGCAACAATCATTACGTTGTCTGGTAGTTTGTATGCACCAACCCTACGGTTAAGTACGAGTTGATATGCCGCCGCTTGTACAGCCGGCGATGCTGAGTTCATTTCGTCCATAAACAGAACGATATGTTTATATTTCTTTGCTAATTTTTCATCTGGCAATTCAACAGGCGGTGCCCATTTCATTGTGTTATCGTTTGCCGCATAGTATGGCATACCTTTAATATCTGTAGGATCCCATAGTGACAAACGAATGTCGATCAATAAAGAGTTTTCAAAACTATTTGTAATTTGACCAACGATATCTGATTTACCAATACCTGGAGGTCCCCATAAAAATACAGGACGACCTTTTAGCATTGCATGACGCAATGCAGTTTTTGCTTCATTTGGAGTAACTGTACGTGACTCTGTTGCTTGTGTTGACATTTTTTACCTCTCTTGTTTAACTAACTATAACTATATAATACACTCTTACAGGATTTTGTCAACTGCTTTTTTGATTATTTTGGAAAAAAACTGTCCAAAATGAACTAGTCTTCTAGTTCTTTTGCCATAGCACGAGCAAGACCGTACTGTTTGATATCACCCGCAAACATCATAAGTTGTAGTGCCATTTTTTCACTTAGCACATAGATGCGTTTTTTAGTAACATAGTATGGTGTATCAATAAATTGATCTAAGTATAAGAATACTTGTGGTGTAAATTGTATATCGTTTGGAAATTGTATTTCGTGAACTTTTAAATCTGCTTGATCAACAACAAACTCAAATCCTTCTTTGGTTAAACGTAGTCCGCTATCGCCCTTTTCACGAATGTTCTGCCATAACAGCATATGATATTTCTTAAGGCTTTCTTCGCTAGTGTCTTTTTCAGCCGCGATTAAGAATGTTTTAGTGTAGGCGGTCTTTTTGTCCATTACAGGATTTTTCCGTTAGTTAATTCTACTACTTTGAACTCGTCTGTTTGAAACAACTTGTTAAGTTTTTTTGCTAGATTATGAGCATGACCTGGATTACTAAAACTTACCTTCTTGTATTTAGGTCCTGGAGTAGGACTTACTGCACTACTGCTTTTTAAATTAAAAGGTTTGCCTTGATAAAATACTGCCCAGATAGCCTCTGCGGCCAGAACTTCTTCACTTCTAAATGTATTTTTATCGGTGTACTTTAAAAGTACTTTTGGTTTAGGTCTACTCATATACGTAATTTCCTTATTAACTACGTATATATTTATCCTTTTTTACTAAAGTTTACCACCGTCCATTTGTATGGTTACTTCAGGCTCAACAGATTGTTGTGAATCCTGTAGTTCAACTAGGCGTGTCATAACCATGCTAATACTATCTGCAAGGTCTCTGTACTGTTTTGCATCAAGTTTAAGTTCTTTAGCAGATGTACGTTGTGCTACCTTAACAGATTGCAAGAAGTTTTCAATAGCGATAGTATTAAGAGGATTTCGAGACACGTGCCAATGTTTCCTTCATTTCTAAGTCTGTTGTAAATGGTCCTTCAAACCCATAACGTTGTAGTGTTATAAGTTTAGGACAGAATGATTTAACCCAACCTTTGTCAAATTTAATACAGTAATATCCTGCACAGTAAAGGCTTTTTGATTTTTTGCTTTTACTAAACAGTGGTAAGCCTTTTTTAACATCATACAAAGGATTAAAAGGCTTTGTGCTTGTTGGGTAATTATATACCTCGTGCTTCTGTTCTTGCTTTTCAATCTTTTGTTTAACCTGTTCAAAGAAGTTATCGCCGAAGGTTTGATGTATTTCGTCGATTGTGTCAAACTTAATTTTTTCTAGTTTTGTAACTAGATAGTAACAGTTAGTATCTTTTTGTAGTGTACCAACTTTTCTACCTCTGTCCTGTACAATCCAAAACTTATTAGGCACTAACTGCTTGGCTAATAGTTGTTGCATGTTTTCCTCCGTATCTTGCGTTTAAAGGTTCAGCGAATGACTGAGCCTGTTCTGTTATTTTGTTTAGTTCGTATGAACCAGCAAACTGTACTAGTCGCACACCAACTTGTTTAATATCCTTTGCACCATCAATTGCTTCAGCAATAGTTGTAGCAATTAACGTTTTAATATCATCAGGTTGTGCTGTTAGGTCACAAAGTGTAACGTTACGAGTATAGTCGTCTAGTACACGATGTTCTTCTCCTAAATGATCTGTCCAACGTTGTAGCATAAGATTATTCCAGTTATAACCTTTAGCATCTTTATCATCATATGCTTCTAGCAAACCGACTTTGTTCTTAGTGCCTTTTTTACGAACACCTGGATATGCACTAAACACATTATCACTAGTATCACCACGCATACATTTTTCAAATAGTAACCATTGTGGGTCAGGTGCAGGCTTTGCTTGTTTTGTTTTCTTGTCGATTACATGTTGACCTTTTTCATCAAAGTAACCTTCGTGTGTAATGGTTGTCTTCATAACACCATTATACTGTTTAACATTAGGTGCAATAAGTTGTGCAAAGTCACCGTCAGTTGAAATAATAACATGATTGTCATTAGGGTGTGCTTGGATCCAACCTGCAATCAAATCATCTGCTTCAAGTTGTTTGTGTTGTAATACAGTACAATTTGTTTTGTTACGAATAAATCCTGTAAACTCATCAAACGTTTCCCAGAATACTTGTTCTTCTTCTTGTTGTGAAGGAGTAAGTGCATCACGAGTTTCTTGTCTATTACGTTTATATGGCTCGTAATAGTCTTTGCGCCAACTACGTCCTTCCAAGCAGAATACTACGTGACTGCCATCGAAGTCTTTCCATGCTTTTCTAATGCTTTGAAATGTAGTATGTAGAGCCATACCGATCTTAATATCAGCATCTCCTCTTACCGCATGTCTTGCACGAAAGAATGTGTTTGCTGTATCTACAAGAATATAAGTCATTATTTCCTCATCAAATATTTCATTTTATACCATTTAGCAAAGTCGGGATTGTATACCATAGTTTCATGTACCTGCTTTGCACTTAGTTGATCTGATCTGATACAATCGGCAAGTACTTGGTAGTCTTCTTTTTTATATCTACTTTGCTTTTTTATAATTGTTTTTGTCATTAGTATCCTACTGTTTTGAGTTGAATTGCTTTATCTAAATCTTCTAGCGGAGCAAAGCCATGATCAAATAAATCAAATGCTATGCTTACTCTTTTGTTATCTTGCTTGTGTTCTGGTACACTGTGCAATACATAACTAGGAAAGAATGTAAGTCCGCCTTTAACATTTTCAAATCCTACTTTAACTTGTTCATCTACAGGACAATAGTATACAGTCTGAGTGTCATAGTTGTCAAGATGTATATTACCACTTAGGTAAGAAAAGTTTTGAGCACCATGACCATGTTGTGTAATAGGTTGTCCTTTGTGTACTACGTTCGCCCAACTAAACATATACAAATTTCTAACAGTTGTGCTATTAGAGTTCATGTATTCTATATACTGTTCTTTAATCCAGTTTAACAAATTCATAAACTGTGGAATATTCTGTGTAATTTGAAAAAGATTGTATGCACTGTACTGAGCAGTAAGACTATTTTCACCTAGTCCTGTACCTCCGTCACCGCCATCACTGTCTTTCTTTAACGTCTTAATAAGTTTTTCTTCGTTATCGATTAGCCAGTTTCTAATAAAATCAATTTCTTCAGGCTTAGAATATATAGCATTCCAAAAAGGAATATTCCATGTAGGAGCATATTCATTTAGTGGATGTATACTTTTCCAAACTTGTAGCATTAACTAACCTCTGCCTTACCGTTTCCTATATCTTTTGTGTTTACAAAGCCAGCACCCATCTTAGTTTCTGGACTTGCTATACCTTCTTCTTTAGCAATGTTACCGCAAAGTTCCTTAAACCATCCGTCAACAATTTCTTCTTCGCTATCACCTTGATAACCGTTTAGTCTAAGTTCTCTAATAAAGTACTCATTCCAGTCAAGTTCAAAGAAACCGTTACGTGGATTGTTGTCTTTCATTTCTACGTTAAGAACTGCTACATATGGCTCTTTCTTTTTTGTTGCCTCTGCTTTTGCATCAGTTCCAGGTTCTTTTGATACAGAAGCAGGAACATGATTTTTATTAAACATTTTTTTAAGTTTATCTAACATTATAGTCCTGCCTTTCTTGCTTTTTCATCTAGTGCTTCTTGTTTATGTTCCCCAGGCGTTTCCGAAGATGTCGACGTGTAGTCTGGGTGTATAGCGCCAACCTCGCTCCATTGCCAATGTTGCGACTCCTCTTGTGTTGAGTTTGTATTCTTCCGACCTACCCCCAAGCGGCATAACATAGACTGGAACATCGATTCCTTCGCCACGGTACGCTTCAACTGCTTTGGAAACTTCGTCCACATCTTCTTCGGTAGCCACAACAAACTTGAAATACATACTACTATCAGGTACGTCAAAGTACTGCCTAGCAATATCAGGCTTGATAGCAGTATCCCAAGGCTCTCCGCTAACGGAAAGTTTTGGACTGCACGACCAAGTGATATGAAATGATCTTTCGTTGTTGAGCCACTCTCTGAAATCATCTCTAAGAGGTTGCGTTGTATTTGTTTCAAATGTAACATTTTTTAGATCTCCCATTTTAGGGTGTTTAAATAGATCCATGTATAACCTTTGCCACCCTAGCAGAGGTTCACCGCCTGTTAAGATAAAATGAACATCCTGTCCATTATCCATTGTCCACTTACCTTGTGGAGTAAGACTCAATACATAATCAACTACTTCGTCAACTGTATGGTCTTTCATATACTTTTTAAATTCAGGATATATACTCGCATACGTATCACAGCCTGTGTGAACAATAGGCAAATCCTCGAACTTATTTACCTTGTCTAAAATTCCATCATCAAGAAGTGCTTTTACTTCTGGATTATACTTAATACCTTGTTCTGCTTTTTCTGCTCTATTAGGGTGCTTGTCTAAACCAAAGTTCATACAACGAAAGTTACAACCAAATGTACGCAAGAAAACAGAAGGTACGCCAACAAAACGTCCTTCACCTTGAACACTATAAAATGCTTCACTATATCTTAATTTCATTTACAACTCCTATTATATATTATAGTGCTTATTTAGGTTTTTGTCAACCATTAACATCCAGTACTTTCTTCAAACATTTCCATTTGTGTAACGTCTTTTTTGGTATACTTTTGTTTATTTGGTATAACACCCCTAACACCACCTGCGGGTTCTTCCATATCTCCGTCTCTACGGAAAATTAAATGGACATGTGGATACATAACAGTTTGGCCTGCACTAGTACCCATATTGATTCCTACATTAAATCCTGTAATTAGGTTAGTTTCTGCTTCAACATTCATTGTACCCATTTCCATAGCAAATTTGAAACATTTTAAAATACATTCTTGTGTATTTTCTTTTGGTACAACAAGTGTATGCCCTAGTGTTACTGGATAGATATCTTCATAAACAACATAATCTCGTGTATCGTATGTAACTTTAGTCCACGGTGCTCTGCCTTCTTCTTGTGCTTTTGCTAAGGTATCGATCATTTAGTACTCCTGTATCCAAACAGAGGCGGCGTAACCCTTACCGTTAGTATCTCCTCCGTTATTATCTATGTCATTGCCTTCGTAAGTAATACCACGTACTACATCTTCTCCGTTTGTAGTTTCACTATACTGAATTTTCAGTTTACTCGGATCAAAATCTCCTACAGTTTCTACAATGCCATCAAAGAATGTACCTTTTTCTAACGAAAGCATTTGTACAATGTATGTGCCTTTGTCAGGATATGTATCTTCAACACTATCAAGAATTTCAGTTTCGTAATCTGTTTCTTCACTGATCTTGCTGGCCCAGTCATTAACATTTTCATTTTCAATTATTGTTTCGATATGCTTACTACTATATTCTAAACCGTCTACTTCGTTTACTTCTATTTGAGCATTATCAATAGTAACTGCATGAATATGTTCAAACTCGTTAGGCATTTCGTACCACGAACTACAAGCACCAATGCCTTCTTCGTCATCACTTAAAAAGTTTGCTTTTGGCGGTACACTATCAATATTTTCAAAGTCAAATGTACCTTCTTCTGCGTTTAACAAATAGTTACATAGATCATTATCTCCATGTTCATCTACAATAGGTTTCCAAAAGTCATATGCTTCTTTTGAAATACTAGCATAGGCGTGTTCAGCACCGTATCCCCATAATTGAATATGATAGTATCTAGGACCTTTAATATTATCTAGTGTTTGTTGTTGTTCTTTAAGCGTGGCCATGGGTTAGTTCCTCTGTAATATATCTTTTAAGTTCTTTATCTTGTACATCATGTGGAATATCATTTTTGTAAAAGATTCTATAACTGTCCGATCCATATTTTCCGATACCACATAGTTCAGTAGCATCCTGGCCGTCCCAACTTAGCCATTGTTGACTCATTTTCCAAATGCGTTTAGCACGAACGTTTTGCATACCTAGTGGTTGCAACACTTCAGCAATTTCTTCTACTGTTGAATATAATAAAATACCAGCAGTAGGCCAACGTTCAAAAAACTCTTTAAGCACAGGTTTAGTTTGACGTCTGTCAACTTGATTTAAACAGATAACACCAACCATGTGTTGCCAACTGTCTTCAACCTGTTGTTGTACCATTAGGTCGTCTCTCATAGTGGTAATTTTCCTGTATAAAGATCAATACTTAAACTAATCATTCCCATAGCAAAAACTGTAATAATAAAAGCCTGTGCAATGCGTACAGCAATATAATCATACATTAATATAGTTCCTCAATTTTATCGCAAATTTTTAACTTCTTCGCTTCTTCTGCACTTAACCAAACGTCTTGTGGCGGAAGAAGAATTTCTTTAATCTTTGCTTCAGTCATGCCCAAGCATTTTTTATAATGATTAATCATACGTTCTGTGCTTAGTTCAAATTCTCTTACACGGGCATATAGTTCGTGTTCTTTACCTCTGCTACCCCAACTGTATTGATGTGATAGAATAGAAGTATTAGGTGTTAGTATACGTTTGCCTTTTTGTCCAGCAATAAAGATTAAAAAACCGCAACTTGCAATAAGTCCAAGTCCTACTGTTTTAATAGGTATACTGCTTGACTTCATTACATCAATTAATGCAAATGCCGCATGTACATCACCGCCTGGTGAATTAATAATAATTGTTAATTGTGGTAAAGGATTGTCTGCAAGGTTATGATTCATAACCCATCTAATTGCATCTTTGCACGAAGCAGATGTTATTTGATCCATCAAAAGATAGACGCCATTGCTGTCTATGTTTTGTACTTGCTGTTGTTGTTGTTCTTTTTTAGCCATATGTTCCTACGTTTTCCCAAGGATATACTAACCATACGTCTTCCTCGGCTTTGTTTACTTCATCACAGTGATATGACACTCCGTCAAATTCACTTGATAAGTTTTCTGTTAATACTGCAAAACGAACATTGCCGCCCCAAACACGTTCCCATTTAGGATCGTTAGGTAAACAACTTGCTTGCCAGTCTTGTTTAATCCAGTTAAATGTAGCACCTGTATCGTTAATATCATCTACAATAAGAATTTTCTTTTCTAATGGCCCACCTGTTACTTTGTCAGAGTCTTCGTATACATAACCAAACGCATCTTCACTCATCCATGCATTGCTTTCACTTTCACTATTATCATCACGTAAACTTACTTTGATTGCTTCGCAACGAATGCCAGTCATGTTTGAAATAATAGTTGCAGGTACATTACCACCTCGTGTAATACCTACAATGTAATCAGGACGCCAATTGTCTGAATACATTTGATTTACGATATTGGTACACATAACTTCTACATCATGCCAAGTATAAAACTTCTTTTTAATCTGCATTTACTTCTACCCCTGTAATCTTATCCCAACGAAAACTACGCCAGCCTTTTGCATTTACGTCCCATACCACGCAAACGTTTTCACTTACTTTGCGTACTTTTTTCTGCGATGCAGGATCTTCTTTTGTTGCAGGTGGAACAACATCTTCTTTAAGTGTGCAGGTCATTACACGTTCATCGCCGTTAAGTTTATTAAATTTTACTACTACATTACCACTATGCAATACATTATACAACCAGTCTCGTGTTTGTTGTTCGTTAAACTTTTGTATATCAATGTTCGAGTTCATATTTTTCTCTCAAGTAAGTTTCATTATCTACCCATTCACCATCTCTAATGAATCCCCATTCTCTCATTTTAGGTCCTGGGATAAACAGTGTCCAAGGTGTAACGCCAGGCTCTAGTTCAATCCTATGTAGACTTTTAGAACCGTTAAATCTAAAGTGCCCAGGCTTCCTCCAAAAACGTCCTTTAGGAGTAGTTTCCCAATATCCGCCTTTTAGAATAAGTGTAAAATAAGGCCACGGATGATCATGCAAATCATCTAAGTCACCTTTGTGGAATTTATGTAAGAATACATTAAACGGAAAACGTTTACGATCTTTTAAAAACAAATAATAACGTGTTAGATAAGGTTCGTTTGCATAGCGATCCATAATAACACGTTTACGACCAATTAGGTCTAGCCAATCTAAAAAGTCAAACCCACCTATCCATTTAAAAAATCTAAAACGGAACGTCATCTTTATCCTCATTGTTTTCTTTGTCTGCTTCTACCATAGTATAAACATACATAAATTGATCCCATAATGCTTTACAAGTAGGATTACTTTTAACTAGATCTGTGTCAATGTAAGTACCACTTTCATTATAATTAGACCAACCGTCAGTGCTTATAGTAAATGTACCAGTATTGTCTATATCTTCTGCAATACTGTAACTAGGTGCAAAATCTGTATTAGCACTAGTGTAATATTCGCCTTCTGTTGTTACAGGCTCATATGTTACAGTTGTAGGAATTTTTATCTCTGTTTTAGTCATAATTATCTCGGAGCAAACTCCTGTTGCAATTTAATATTGTCCATAAATTCTTTTTTAGTACCTGGATCGTCTTTGAAACTACCTTTAAGTACTGTTGTTTGTGTAAGACTGCTATGAGCCATAATACCTCTGTTCTCACAACATCCGTGTGTTGCTTGAATATACACTCCTAAATGTTTTGCATCTGTTGCTTTTTCAATCTCACGTGCAATGTCATTAGCAAGTTCTTCTTGTAGTGTACCACGTCTAGCACACCATTGTGCGATACGTGTGTATTTAGAAAGTCCAATTACTTTACCATTAGGAATAACACCAATATATGCTACACCTGTTACTGGTTGATGATGATGCGAACAAACACTCTTAAGTTCACTGCGTACTACTAACATACCTGTATATGCATCTTCACCATCATTAGGAAATGCAGTTGCATTAGGAATCTTATCATACCGTCCTGCCATTAGTTCGTTGTAATACATTTTTGCAAGACGTCTTGCTGTACCTTGTGAATTAGGATCTGTAAATCTATCGATAATTAG